GCCGTTCTCTGAATCGCCCTCTATCTTGTTCAGATATGAAGGTGAGCTGAGGACGTAACCTCTTTCCGCTCGAAGAGCGGAAAGATCGCCCCTCAGGGTCAGGGAGATCTGTAAAAACAGCCTCCTTTTCTCTGAGAACATCGCCAACCTTGTAACCGTGAACTCGCGCCCACGGAAAGGAGACATCGACACTACTCTTTCTTCGTAAACTCGTAAATAAATATGGATCATGACGGACCTCTGGCCTCAAATCTGTCTCGAAAGACAGAAATCGAAACTTGAAGGTACCATGAAGATCTTTCTTTATCTTACGGTCTAGTCCGAACAAATAGGCCGAATACGGCGAAGCTTTGACACCTGAAGTATCCGGGTAATCAGTTGGAACGAGGAGAACCTCATTCCCTCTGATCTCTCGAATCGAATCGAGAAGGAACTTCAGGGTAGACGGTACTTCGTATGCGTTCCACCTCCTCATAAGGGAGTTGACAACAACATACAAGTAGGCTTCAGCTCGGCGTTTCCCAACGCTTAACCCAGTGGCCCTTCCAAGGTGGAAAGGCCTAACGTCAATCCCGCGGTAGTAGTCAAAACCGCAGGATTCTCTGAAATTACCTGTTGCATATGTCTTGTCCATGTTAAGAACCAGCCCTAGAGCCGGGAAACAAGTAGAGACGATTTCGTGCATTCTCTCATCATAAATGAGATCATCGCCGAATACCGAGACAACTGTGTGCTCATCTAGCCCACACTCGTCTCTTATGGACAACAGGATACAGAGAAAGACAAGGGTCTGGAGCGGAAATGTAAAACCAATACCCATCGTGGCAAAAGTTGGAGAATCCAACTTCTGTCCATAAAGGGACATTTCCGATATCCGTCCAAGCTTAAGGGCAGAAGCCCATGGGCGAGGTAGGATAGCGTCGATCAGCTGTACAGTGATGTTATCACTGGCCATAGACTGATCAGCTGTCACGAGAGAACCCGTGATTGAGCCAAATCTCGCTAATTCACCATGCACTGGTTGAAGGTGCCTGATGTCATAGTTGTGAGATCTGAGACGATCTTCGATAACCTTGCCTAAACCACCAGAGTACAAAGTACCAATGGTAGTATTTGGCATGATCATCCGAAGAGACTTCCAGGTCTTGTCGACTAGAACAGCCTCGAGCGAGCTGATTTCCCGGTAGGGTGGCTTCTTTAAAAGCACTGCCCTCGCCTGCGCGTACCCATGCGCAGGGCGGTTCCAAACACCGTAGTATTTGTCAAACCAGGTAATCTGATCCCGCGAACCCGTTATAGGAGCCTCATAACGTGCGCTTTCACAAGCGTATCGCATGGGAATTCCAACGGACGACTTTTTGCCGAACGTGGCCTTCTCACAGATTTCCAGATGGGAGAAATCTCCCAAAATCTGGTCCGCATACCCCCTTGCCCCAAAAACAATAGCTCTTACGAGTTTATCGTCTGGGATAAGGAAGTTCTGAAGCCTAGCTTGATTATCCGTGAATTTCTTCACAGAGTCGTCACGCAATTGGCCAGGAGTACGGAGGTCTTGAGAAAACGAAAACTTCTTGAACAGATCACAGATCTGTCTAGTCGTCTTCAGGTGATAGGGTTCATAAGAATCAACATCACCGCACGCCAACGCTCTTAGTCGTTCCACGTTGCATGAAGCAAAAGCTTCATACGCTGCGTCATAGAACGAGCAGGAGACGAAGGGTTTAAAATCTTCGAGCAGTGACTTCGCAAGTTTCCATGCGAAATCATCAAACACAAACTGACGTTCGTGCTTTTGAACAAACTGTGTCAAGATATTCTCCTAGTTTCCAGATGAGAATTAGACTAGACCTTCCCAGGTGTAGTCTGTGCATCGTCTAAACACCTTTCCTTGGTGGAAAGGGGCGTCGTTTGGATCGCTTCGTGGCCAATGAGCTTGCCCACAGTAATAGCCGTAAAAGCCAGTACTGCAACAAGGACAACAGCCACAAAAGCCTTCGCAAATTGTTCCACATGGACTCGCTAAGTAAGTGAGCCCACGGTCCAGAAGTTGTCCGCGTCCGAATCAAACAGCGTTTGTGCTGCCAGTTTCCGGAGATCCAACGCTTCAGTAGCTGACGCTTCCGGGTGTACGTCCATCGTGATGCGAATCACGTTGTTAACATACGCACCCGAGGCTAGAGCTTTCGGAATCGTTACCGATGCCGTATTCTGTTGCCTCGAGTAGGAACCATCAGCCTGCAAAGCAGGAGGACGGTAACGAAAAGTCGCGCTCGGACGAACGCGAAAGTCCGCTACCGCAGGGACAGTCAGATGCACCCCGTTAGGGATGGTGACACCGTCGTCTGCAAAGACTACGGCGGATCCACCGGTATTGGCAAGTGTGCCACCGGTGTTGATAGACATGGCTTTAAGAGTCATGATACCTTTTCAGGATTTAGGTATTTTCAAACCGGTCAACAAGGCTATAGTCAAAGCCAAGTGATCAATTTGTTGTACCAGGTTAAGATCACGGTAATTTACCGTGGGAACACTTGGAACGCCGGGATTGGCTTGTCGGTTTATACTCTGAATTTCTTCAGTGAATGAACCGCCCGAGACATTGTACGTGGTAGGAGGAGGAGTTCCAACACTGATTTTCGCATTTACCACTGAATGGTGGTTTAGTTGATAATCAATGGTGGTAAGCCAACTCGCCAGTACAGTGACTCCGGGTTTCGGGGTAATGGCACTAAGCCACACCCCGACATCTAGAAACCGATCCACGACGAAGGAGAAAGGCACAAGTTCCCATATGGAGCTAGGCACATCTTGTAGGCGTAAGCCCATTCGACGCGCTGTTGCTTGTTCCAGAGAGTCATCCTTCAGTTCGTAAAGAACCCCGGCTGACACCTTCGCCCTATGAGAGTAATTGGCCTTCATGGTCGCTACGATTCCGTACGACCAAGCCCCCGTAGTGACAGAACCTGGGAGATCCCAAATAATGTCACTATCAGAAGCTCTGGCTACCAGACGAACCGGCTTCGAATGCGAGACGAGATTGTTGATATATGCTTCTTTAATACCTTGGATATCGTACAGGAGGGGTTTCCACCCGAATCTGTACTCAAGCCAGGCTGTTATCGAAGCAGCTCCAACAGTCAGTCCTGCCCTAAGGAGTTTCGTTCTGCGGTACGCTATGCGATTGACAAGATCGCGGGCAGCACCGAAAGGTTTTGCAAGCATCTTTGCAGTCTTAGCAGCTTCCGCCACCGTAACCAAGGCAAGGAAATCTTCAGAAGCTACTTTCGAGTAGGCCCTGAGTAAAACCCTGCCTTGTGCATCGGACTTGCGCTGATCGAACCAAACTGGACGAGTAGGAGGAACACTCCAAATACACGCCATTTTGCCTTCCACACGACGCGAGCCCCATATTGGATGGGTACCAAACAGAAAATTGTTTGTTGAACAAACTCTCTTCTGCTTTACGACGGTGAATGGATTCATGAAGACCTCGCCAGCTGCTCTTCGAGAAACGAAGTTCTCTATAACAACATCAGAAGTCGTTTGATATTCTCCGTCAGACATGGCACTCGTATAAGTCTTGGCCCCGGCACTGCTTGAACCGTTAGGTTCATAATCAGTTACCTGGTACCAAGCTCGATCGAGATACCCTTTCTGACGGGTCCTATATATCATGATGTTCTACCTCTGTAGTGGGAGCATAGCGAAATGCTATGCACCAAAGAAAAG